CGACGACGTGTTCCTCGTCGGCGGCGACCTCCGCTGCACAGAATGCGTGAAGCGAGTGACGGAATAGATGGACTGGATTCGCATTGTTTTCATCTGTGTCGTTGTCGCCATGATCGTGTGTGCGCTAATGGAATTCAGCTCGCGTTCGACTGGCGAACTCTTGACCGAGGCTGAGGTTTACAAGGCCATGACTGGCCGTAAGCGGCCCAGCGAAGCGAGGTCGTTTGCCACCGACCAGTTCTCGGCCTGGACCTATTGCCCAAGCTGTGGCGAATTCGACTGCCACGCAATGCGTGAGACGAATCCCGACGTGTGGAAGAAATGGAGCGCCGGGCGCGCAAAATGGCTTGAACTTCAGGAAGGTGTACCTCGACAACGGATCGAACTTAGGCAGTTTGGTGGCGGCAGGCTGCGAGTGATTGACGAGGTGCTCAGCTACCCAGTTCGCGAGCCAATTCACGAGTCCGAATACGCAACAATCCGAATCTGCCAGTGCGGCAAAGAATGGGGGCAGAAGTGAGCGACATCGTCGACGAGATCGACGCCCTGGTCGACGAGCAGCTCAGCAGCTACAGCCAGCGAACTGGCTACGACTACAACGTGAATCAGGATCGTTGCTGGCACTGCGGCGAAGACTGGCATGGACTCAAGATCACTGCTCGCATGGAAGAGATGCGGCGGGCGTACCAGCAAGAGTCTCGGCGATTGGAGTACCTGGGCGAGGGCGAAACGGGCTACGCCGAATCGGTGATCGATCCTGACTACCGCTACGCCGACGACGACAGCGAAGTCCTCTGTCCCGGATCCGGTTTCATCGGGCCATGGGCGACGAAGCGGCAGATCGAGAGCATTCGATCGAGTGAGTCGACTCCGTACACGCTCGACAGCCTCATGCAAATGAGGGCGGCGTTCTTCGGCAGGGTGCGACCGAATCCGTATCTGCGGATGCGAGAACCTGGCGAACCTGGCATCGAGAGCGCGCCGTACATGTACGCATTCCCTCAGCGCGTCGTCCTCGGCGTCGACGTCTCTGCGTGCGGGACAACTGAAGTCTCGCAAGTGATCGTCGACGAGGGTAGGCCGTACAGGTACGGCGAAGACTTCTCGTTCGGGGGCCCGACTATTCCGCCTGAGATTCAGTATCCGAGAGAGCTCCGCTTCGCCGCCCGATCATGGAGCCGGATGCAAGACATGATCAATCAGCTTCGTGGTCTTGGTGTACTCGACGAACCAGTCACCGTGAGGAGATGGCTGACAGGTGATCCGGAACCGGACACCCGCACACCACAAGAGCGCGCACTGCCTCGTCCGTCGACCACACCACCGTTCTGGGCCAGAAATGTCGGCACGCAGCGCAGAACTCGCACCAATTCACGAAGAAGGCACCGATGACCCTTCCCAAGTCGACAATCCGCGCTCCACCGTCCAACCTGACCGATTCCGATGCCTACCGAACCTTGTGAGGATTACCAATGATGCTCTCCGCTAGTACGTTCCGGCCGACCTTGGTTGGTTCGCTGCTGTGACATGGGTGCGGTGGGGCGACACATCGGCGAATCACCCGATCGTTCTCGCAGTCCTCGAACACGCAGAATGCGACGACAGACTCGTCAACGAAGTGCAGGGTTTCATCTCCCGATGCGCGGCACAGTCCGGAGCACACAAGACCGACTACGTCATTTCCCGCGGTACAGCGGTTCTGATGGCTGGTCCGTCCCGTGTCGACCTCCTGCTCGCTGTCGCGACCTTCGCCGGATACTTGACACCGATCGACCTCGACGGCCGGCCGGCGTACAAGCTCGTCGACGATGACCACGAATTCCTGCACCTTCGACTCAAAGACGAGATCGAGTTCGAACAGCAACGCAGAAAAGACAACTCGAAGCCGTCACTGATCGTTCCGGTGCGGCTCCGCGACGGAGACGCATGCCGCTGGTGCGGACGTGTCGTCGATTGGGGCTCCCGCAAGGCCGCCCGATCGGGAACATACGACCACCTCATTGCAGGCCAGGCCGCGACCATCGAAACCTACGTTGTCTCCTGCACAAGCTGTAACAGCAGCCGCAAGGATGGAAGTCGACCCCGCGGCATCGAGAAACTGCTGCCCGTACCCGAAAAGCCCTACTACTCACCGAAAACGGTCGAATGGCTCGCAGGGAACGCCTGGCGCCAGAACAACGGTCTGCCCGTACCCACGAAACCCCGCAAGAAGCTCAACCCTGGTGATCTCGCGCCCGGCACACCGCCGGCCAACACGACGAGCCTGAGCCCCGCCCCGGCGGCGAGCACGGCACCCGCAGGAGACCGACCCGACATCCACTCGGGCAACGACGCACCAAAGACTCTGGACACCGCTACGGCGGCACGACCTGTCACTCCCGCACCGCGAACCGACAACCCGTCGGCGAACGCATCGTCAACGCAGCGACCCGAAACCCCCTCGGAGACCGCGCAACACCAGCAGCATCCAGCGGAAACACCCGATCCGCAGAACATCCGCAGATCATCCGCTGATTCAGCAGACCTCGAGGGTACGGAACCTGTCTCGACTGGTCGGGTCGGGACGGGTCGGGTCGGGTCGGGTCGGGTCTCAAGCCCTGCCCAACGTGACCAAACCTCCGAATCTCATCAACCTCGAAAGTCATCCCGTGGTCGCCGCCGCAGGAAACGTCGATCTCTCCCGGACTCACAGAAACCTCAGTCGTCAGGAGATACCCATGGATAGCCGTATCGGCCTGAACACCAACACCGAGCAACCCGCCGAGATCCATCACTGTCGAGCAGGTTCGTCGTGCGCCGGCCGATCCCGCGCCCGCGACAGCCTCGACTGGATTCCCCACACCACCGATGCCGCGAACACCGTGTGCACCCGGTGCCGCTACCAGATCGAGGCGGCGATCGGAGCACTGTGGGACGACTACACGTCACTGAACGCACTGTTCCTCGTACCCACCGAACATGCAGGTTCCGAGATCCGCAGCGGCGCACCCGGATCACGAGTGCCGCTCAACGTGTACTCGGACGCACTGATGCACGAGATCGCCGACGCGGTCTATCACTGCGCTGCTCTGATCACTCCGGAACCTGCAGCGTCAGCTCAAACCCGACTGGCGCAAGTGGTCACGTGTCGCGGAATCGTCCTGCGCAACATCGACACCCTGCTCGCTGCTCCACCGAGGAAGCACCTGCTGTGGAATCGGGCCGGTGACGACTACGTCGCCGAGATGCTCGACGGCGTGCAGCTGGCGCTCGCGCTCGTCGCGCTGCATCGCCGTGCAGTGATGCTCGTCGGCGTCGAGCGGCCGCGCGATCGAATGCCGGTGCCGTGCCCGCGCTGCGAGTCCCGCCAGCTCGGCAAGAACGCAGGAAGCACGGACGTCGACTGTCGATCCTGCGGCTCGGTGTGGAGCGAAGCCGACTACCACCGACTCACACAGATCGGAGCATCGATCATCAGAGAGGAACTCGCCCGGTGAACAACATGTGGCCCTGGCCCGCTGACACACAGCTCGACATCGCGCGCCGACTGCTGCAGTCGTACCGTGCGGCGCTGATGGCACTCAAACCCGAGACCTGCCGCCAGCTCGACGCCGAGGCCGCCCGCTTCGGACAAGGCTGGGTCGAGGAGAAAGCCGAGACCGCCAACGACGAAGACTTCGTGCAAGCAACGGAGGCAGCAGATCTCGCGGGAGTCACACCGGCAGTGATCAGACAATGGGCCTCCCGCGGATACATTCCACGGCACCACATCTCTGGCCGCACCCACTACCGAGTCGGCGACGTCCTGGCCCACGTCGAACAGTGCCGAGAAGCCCGGAGGAATCGACGGACTGGACAGCCCACGATGTGACGCGTTACAGTTCTGCCACTGGCCGACGTGACTTCAAAGCACGTTGGCCATCGTGGTTTCCAGGGCAAACACCCGACCCCACGCAGATGCCGGCCCCCGTACGACTACTCGCCCGGCAGCTACCGACTACCTCCTCGCACCCATCACGCAGCTCGGCCGATCGGCGCGCTGCGAGTGATACCGATTGATCGGTGGTGACCATGACTGGCAAGAGCAACCGCTTCGCCACCTCGACCCGACGCGTCGAGTTGCCGAGCAACTGGCAGACCCTCCGCAAGATCACTCGCCGCCGAGCACAAGGCCGATGCGAGTGGACAACCAACGGAGTCCGATGCACGGCGCGCGGTACCGACTGCGACCACATCGACGACCGCGACAATCACAGCCCGTCGAACCTGCAGTGGTTGTGCCGCGACCACCACGAGATCAAGACCAAGGCCGAAGCGAAAGCTGCTCGCCATCCCGGATCTCGGAAGCGTCCGACAAAGCCTCACATCGGATTGATTCAGAAGTGACGTCGAGCTGATGCCCTGTGCTCGGCTCGGCCGATGACTGCCCTAGGCATCACGGCGGAACTGTTGGCCGATGCAAGCCTGACCCGATCAACCCGCTGCTTTCCCGCCGATGCTCGACCCGAGACGAATCGAGGAGACACCGTGACGAGTCAGCCGCCGACAGCCGGCACCGACCTACTCATCGACAAGACCGGACTCTACGAGCGACCGGGTGACAGTCGGCTCGCTCTCGGCGACCCCGTCCGCCCGGACCGACTGCCCGATCGTGGTGAGCCCGGATCTGCACCCGTCTCCTCGCCCTGGATCGACCTGGACGACCTGCGCGCGAAGCTGGGCCTCGCTGATGATGCCCGCAGTGACGACCGCTGGTGGCGGCTGTGGTTCGGCGAGTGGACCGCTCCGGAGGAACCTGCTGAGCAGCTGCCGCGCCGCTGAGGCACCGGGGGGTACCCCCTCCCCAAGGGGGACGGAGCCCCTAATGGCATAGAGCCCCTCTGTATGTACGGGTTTTGCAGCTTTTTTGCAGGTAAATGGCTGTTTTCAAATCCGCCGTACGAATTCGCCGTAGATCGAGTTTCAGCCGAAAATAGGGTTTTTGGAACCAACTGAAGGGCGCCCGTCAAACACGAACTCAGCGTTGCTCGATTCAAAGTGACTGTCCCTCAATTGGTTTCGTGGACCCTCGCTGGATCTCGCGTTTCGTTGCGCAGCAATCTGCAAACTCCGGCCAAGTGGAAGGAAGATCGCATCGCGACCGCGTTATTCGGTCGACGACAAACCAACTCGATCGCCTGGCATATTGTGCTGACTATGACTCAGTTCGCGACACGCTTTTCGAACGCTTTTCGTAAGTTCGTCATGTTCGTCGATCGCCGATTGGTTTGGGTTTTAGAGAACATGGGTCCCTGCGCGATCGTGGTGTCTCTCCTCGGTGTGGCCCTTAGCCTCTGGGGATTGGCGCTCGGAATGAACTGGGGTGCGGCTCAGCTCGGTCCGCTTTCAAGTTACTTGGCTGCTGCGGCGACTCTGACTGCCGTCAGCGTCGCGCTTCAGCAGAGCGCTCAGGCACGGAAGATCGCGAACGAATCAGTGCTCGCGGCGAAGTTGCGAGCGGAGATCGACAGAGACTTCGATCATCGTCGCGAAACAACGAATCAAATCGTGAAGATGTGGGGTGAAATCAGTGATATTGAGCCCCTTCTCGTTCTATACATGAATGTGGAAGATCCGGATTCGGACGTAGAACCGTATATGAAATTCATTACCGCATTGCATCGGGCTCGGTCGGCAATTTTCGCCGCACGAGCCATCAGTCTGAACGCTGAGATTTTGCGCGCACTTGAGAAGTTGGACACCAGACTCGGGGACTTCGATTCGGTGGCAACGCTCCGCGGCACAAAGGACGACGCGTGGTCCGATTCGGTCCTAGACCGCTGGGTGGAAGTCACCGACCTGCGCGACACCTTCGCAAAGTTGCTTCGAGAGCACTTGCCGCTCCTGGAAAGCGCGGAAGAGGAGAACAAGCGCTTGCAGGCACTCAAGCAGAAGACGCCAGCACTCAGAGAGTGGATGCAGGTTGTTTTGACTTCTCACCTGAGGGAAGGCTTCGTGGCACCGGCTACCGCCGCGGAAATGGACTTGCTGAGGGATGCCGCGCGCGTCGCATCCAAGCGAGCCGCAGCCAAACTAGCCGCATCCAAACGAGCCGCAACCGACGATCTACCCTGAGCGATTTCAGTGCGGCACAGCATCACCAATTCGCAACGAAATCCATGATCGCTCGAATTGCTCCGGTGCCCGCGACCACAACCATCGGCGGGATCAGTATGAAAGAAAGAGCACGCCACACGAACGCAGATGTTCGGGTAGATTCTTCGTTCCTCGATACCTTCCACGAGTCGATGGTGTCGACATCAAACAGGGCATCGAAAGCTGGCATTGCGTCGTCGAGATCAGAGTCTGTGGGATCGCCGGACTCAAATCGGGCGAGGGCTTCTTGCAAGGCTTTCTGACGTTCGGCAGGGGATCGATCCGGTTGCTTCGGGGGTGCGGCGGTGAGCACAGTTAACTGTCGGGCGATCGCAATTCGCAGCATTTCCTTCTCTGGCATGTCGGGAAGGTCTTTGTGGATATCTACGAGCACCTTCAGATCCTCATAGGGCGATTTTCTGTTATTGAACCAAAGGAACAGTCCAGCAACTATCGCTGCACTCACGTACCCAACTGGCGTTAGCCATGCCCAATCTTTCATACGCGGATTAGAGCACACGACACGCGGCAGGAACTGAACGGCGATATCGAAATGGAGGTGCGTGATGGGCATCCGCGGGCCGGTGGCGAAGCGCTCGGAAGTCCGGACACGGCGTAACAAGACTGACGAGGCTGGGGTCGAAGTCAAGAAGGGCCCGGCTTCGTCGTTTGTTAAACCTCCGGCAGAGGACCGGGACTGGCATCGGGTTATCAAAGCTTGGTACCGGTCGCTGAAAACGTCCGGTCAGTCGAAGTTCTACGAGGACTCGGATTGGCAAGCGGCCCGGTTCACCGCGCACTATGCGTCCTCGGTGCTGAAGGCAGCTGAGAGCACAGAAAACCCGTCGGCTCTTCGGGCCGCGTCGATACGTCAGATCTGGTCAATGATGGGCGACCTCATGACCACGGAATCGGCACGCCGCCGCGTGCGAGTCGAGCTGATCCGACCGGGCGCGGGCGAAGGCGGCGAGGGCGAAGGCGCGGAGGTTGTTGACATTGACGACTTCCGCGAGGACTACGCCTGATTCGGAGCTCGTCGCCGAGCTGGACGAGTTCGACATTGACCGAGTCGCCAATGAGATGGCACCGGGCTACTACGTCGGACCGACCGAGAACGATCACGGCGCTTGGCTGACGTTGCCCTGGCCGGGTGATCTGACACTGCCGTACAACCATCCGTCGCGCTTGGAGTTGCTGCCGCTCTCGCTCGGCCCCGCGATGATTCGTTGGGGCCAGAAGTGGTTGCTGCATCCGGGCACCGGCAAGCCCTGGCGCTTCACACAGGGCCAGAAACGCTTTATGCACCTCTGGTATGCCGTCGACTGGGAAGGTCGCTGGCTGTACCGCTCAGGTGTCAAACGAGGGGCGAAGGGAACGGGTAAGGACCCGTTCGCGGCCGCACTCGCGTTGTGCGAGCTGTGCGGCCCCGCGAACCTGCACGACATCGACGGCAAGCGTGCCATCGGACGCAAACATCGCCTCTCGCTCGTGCAGATCGGCGCGAACTCGCAAAGCCAGGCAGCGAAAGTGCTGTGGGTTGCGAACTCGATGATCTCGGAGCGGATGAAACTCGCTTACGCGGTCGACGCCGGCCTGACCCGGACGGCACTCGGCGACGGCTCGAAAATCGAGCTGCTCAAGGCGTCGGAGAAATCGACCGAGGGCGACCCGCCGACCGCGACGTTCCTCAACGAGTCGCACCACATGCTCAAGTCCAACGGCGGCTTCAAGATCGCGGCCGTCGCTCGACGCAACATCGGCAAGTCGCCGAAAAATGTTGCGGCACGCCTGTTGGAGTTGACGAACGCGCACAGCTCGAGCGCGGAGAGCGTCGCGGGCGAGTCTTACGACGCGTGGCAATTGCAGGTCGCTGGTCTGACCCGCAAGAAGGACATCCTGTACGACTCCCGCGAAGCGCCCCCAGGGCTGAACTTGTGGGACCACGACGAGGTCATGCTCGGGCTGAAAGCGGCGTACTCGGACGCACATTGGGCTGACCTCGAACGACTGAGGGACGAAGCGCAGGACCAACGGACGGCGCTCTCGGATGCCGTGCGGTTCTACTTCAACGGTCTCGCGACCGCCGAGGACGCGTGGATCGAGACTCGCGACTTCCGCAAGCTCTCGCGCCCCGATTGGGTGATGGACGCGACGGACAGGTTCGCGATGTTCCTCGACTGCTCGAAGTCGGGTGACGCGACGACGCTGTCGGCGTGCAGGCTCTCCGACGGTCACGTTCTGTCGCTCGGCGCTTGGTTTCCGAAGCACGGCGAGAAGGTCGAAAAGTGGCTGGCCCCTCGCGATGAGGTCGAGGCACGTGTGCGAGAAGTGCTCGACACGATGAACATCGTCTGGTTCGGGATCGACCCGTCACCGGCGAAAGACGATGCGACCGAAACGCTCTACTGGATGCCGATGATCGACGAGCTGCACCGCGACTACCGCAAGAAGTTGCCCTTGTGGGCGACACCAGGAGCAGGGGGACACGCGGTGCTATTCGATATGCGTCTGTCGTCGCAAGGTGGCGCACGACGAAATGAACTCTTCACGCGCGCAGCGATGCAGACCGCGCTCGACATTGACGAGAACGGAACGCTCACTCATGACGGCAACGCAATTCTGATCAGCCACACGCTCAACGCCCGTAACCGGCCGAACGCGTGGGGAACCTCGATCGGCAAGATCAACCGCTCGTCGCGACTCCTCGTCGACTACGCGGTCACGATGATCGGCGCTCGGATGGGCCGCACGATTGCGCTCAACAGCAGCAAGATTCGCTCGGGTGGTAGCGGTAAGGTGGTGGTTCTCTCGTGAGTATCCCGATTCTCGGAGCGGTTCGTACTCCGTCGAATGTGCAGATCGACGGTCTCTCGCACGACGAGCAGAACACGCTCGACAAGCTGCTCCGTCAGTACGTGCAGAAGTTGACGCGCAATCGTCTGCGTCAGACCTACTACGACCACAAGAACCTGCTCAAGGATCTCGGCATCGCGATCCCGCCCGACATGGTCGACATCGACATGGTGCTCGGGTGGCCGGCCAAAGCGGTCGACGGGTTGGCGCGTCGCAACAAGCTGGACGGGTTCGTCATTCCGGGCGGTTCGTCGCTCGATATGGGTATCGACGCGATGTGGAACGCGAACAGCATGGATGTCGAAGCGCCGCAAGCGCATACCTCGGCATACATTCACAGTTGCGCGTTCGTGGCCACGACCAAGGGGGACGTCGATTCCGGCGAACCGGACGTGTTGATCACGACGCGCTCGGCGATGTCAGGGACGGCATTGTGGGATCGGCGTCGGCGCCGGATCTCGGCGATGCTGGCCATCGTCGACACCTCCGAGGACGGACTTCCCACGCTCGTGGTGATGTACCTGCCCGACGTCGTGATCACGATGACGAAGTACACGATTGGTTGGCACGTCGATCGCCGCAAACACGGACTCAAACGAGTCCCGGTCGAGTTGCTCGTCCACAAGCCGCATCTCGAACGCCCGTTTGGTTCCTCGCGGATCTCGCGGCCGGTGATGGCACTCGCTGACGCAGCGCTGCGCACGGCCGTGCGGATGGAAGTCTCGGCCGAGTTCTACTCGTCGCCGCAACGCTGGATCATGGGCGCTGACGAGGCGATGTTCGTCGACGAGAACGGCAAACTGAAGTCGCAATGGCAGGCAATCATGGGCCGACTGTGGGCCGCCGGCCGAAACGAGGACGGCGAACTCCCACAGGTCGGCACCTTCGCCGCATCGTCACCTCAACCGCACTCGGACCAGTTGCGCACCTACGCAACGCTCTTCTCCGGAGAGACGACGATCCCCGTCGGCTCTCTCGGTGTCGTGCAGGACAATCCGTCGTCGGCCGAAGCGATTCACGCGGCGAAGGAAGACCTGTTGATCGAAGCCGAGTACTGCAATCAAGGCTTCGGTACGACCTGGGTGAAGGCAGTTCTGACCGGCCTGCAGATCAAGGAGAACCGCGACGAGATCCCGGACGAGTGGCGCACGCTTCGAGCGAAGTGGCGCAACCCGGCCACGATGTCGCAGGCGTCGGCCGGCGACTTCGTCGTCAAGCTCTTGCAGGCGTACCCCGAGTTGAAGAACTCGGCGGTCGGTCTGGAAATGATGGGCTGGGACGAGACCACGGTCGCGCGTGCGATGGCAGACATGCAACGCGCGCAGCTCGGCACGCGCGTCGACGGCATCATCAACGCCTCACGTCAGGTCACCGATCCCAATGTGATCGCCCTCGCCAGCAAGCGGACACCGGACGAAGGCGTCGACGATGCCGTCGTTGGATGAGCGTCGAGAAATCCTCGAGCACCTGAATCTGCTCGCCGTTCAAGACATCACCGACCTTTGGCGCAATGCGTCGATGCTCGACTTGGACTCACCGTCGTTTCGCGGTGTGATCGCTCGGGGAGTTCCCGAGTTGATCGCGCCGTACGAGTCGACTGCGGGCGAGCTGACGGCGCTCTGGTACGAGGAATCGGCTCCCGAGTTGGCGTTTCGTGCGACACCTGCCGCGCTGACACCTGGCGAGCAGCTCGCAACATCGACCAGATGGGCGCTCGGCGCTGCGGGCGACGTCGCGCTGACTCGAATCGCCGGTTTCACGCAGCGGGCGATCTTCAACGCCTCCCGCGAGACGATCATCGGAAACCACAGGCGCGAACCCGGTTCTACGTGGGCGCGCCATGCATCGTCGAACGCGTGTGCCTTCTGCAAGATGATGGCCACACGCGGCGCTGTCTACAGCACCAAGGAAGCCGCGAGATATGTCGGCGCGGAACGCTGGGAAGCGAAACGTAACTACAAGGGCCAGAAAGTCGGACACGACATCGGCCGCGCCGGCCGCGTGCGCGGAACTCAACCAGCAGGGGAGAAGTACCACGACAAGTGCTTCTGCACGGCGATCGAAGTCAGGCCAGGGCACTCGTACGAACCGCCTCCGTACGTCGAGAAATGGAACGAGGAGTACATCGCGGCGGTCCGCGCGACCGACGGCGTCGGCGAGTTCGGTGCGATCGACACCAAAGCAGTTCTCGCTCACATGCGGGCGAGTGAGTCGTCCGCCAAAGCTGCTCGGGTAGCCGCGGCCGCCGACAAGCGCGCACCGGCACCGAAGGGCGGGGGAGGCGGGGGTAAGCCTCCGATCAAGCCGCCTGCGGCCGGAAAGATCGTCGCGGGCGGAGATGATGGCGAATCGCTCCCGAAGCGTCTGACACGCGCTGAGGCCGACACACCGTACATCGAGATCACCGCGCAGAACCGCCGGCACATCCTCGACGGCGAACCGGACAAGGTGACAGCGGGCGGACATCGATCCGGCGTCGGGCGTCCGGGCAAGACCGAGTTTCCGCCGGATTGGGACGACGACCGCATCATCGCGGCAGTGCGGGCGACGGTGGAAGAACACCACTGGACCCTGCGGGCCGGTGACGCGACGCTACGACGCCTCGAAGTCGACGGCGTGATCGTCGAGGTCGCGTCCTATCCGAAGAACGGCGAGGAGATCATGCGCCATGCCTACCCGGTCAACGGAAATGGTGTCGTCAAGAACGACCGGGCGACCGGTGAGGCGCATCCACGCGAACTCGACCGCTCTGTCCTGTATCAGCTCCCGCCGCAGCCACGAAAGCGATAAGGTGACGATATGAATCAGGAACAGGTCGAGGCATACGACCGCGAAGCGGGCATCATCGCCGCTGCGATCCTGCCCGGCCTACCTGCCGAGAGTCGCCGCTACATCGAGAGCGTCCTCGAGGACGGCGACCCTGCCTTCGCAGTCGATCTCGCACTGCAGGGCGCGATCGAGTTCGCTCTCGTCATGCCGGCAGGAATACGCCGCAACATCGGCGCATTCGTCGACCTGCTGACCGAGATCGGCGCGGACGACGTCGATCGGATTCGTCGTTGGACTGAACAGGTCAAATTTCAAGTAGCCGCATAGCGGCAACCGACATCGCAAAGGCCCCGTGAGCATTTCGCTCCGGGGCCTTTGTCATGCCCGGACGGTTTCCGGGCTCCACATTCCCCCAGCGCCGCACGGTGCTGACCTATCCCGCACGGGAGCGAAAATGAGAAAACAAACAGAATTGACGACGGCTGAAGCCTTGTCCCAGTACGCGAAAGAGTTGCAGGCAGGCGGCCTCACGCAGTCTGTCATCGACATCCTTGTCGTCCACGCGTCCGAACATCTGGTTCTGGGTCGCGCACGACGTGACAACTGCGGCGAGGAATCCGGCGCATTGCGATTGAAGGTGACCGTCGATGCGTAATCCGAGGAAGTCTCTGTTTGTAGTTGCCCCTGCCGCTCTAGATCCATTCGGCGAGTTCGGGAATCGCGCCGCACGGCGTCATCCTCGTCGCGACCCCGACGGGCATCCGCAGAGCACCCCGCCCGCGAATCCGGCGACTCCGCCGGCCGATCCGGCGACCCCGCCCGCCGCGACTCCGCCCGCCGCGACTCCGCCCGCCGCTCCTGCACAGGACGATTGGGCGACGACCTTCGAGGGCAAGACACCGGCCGAGGTCAAGGCCGCGCTCGACGAATCGCGCAAGTGGGAATCGCGAGCGAAGGCCAATCATCCGAAGGCCCAGAAGTACGACCAGTTCCTCGCCGGTCTCACCGGAGTCGACCCGGCCACCCCGCCCGACCCCGCGAAGCTCAGCACCGATCTCACCGCTGCACAGCGTGGGGAACGTGAAGCACGCGTCGAGAACGCGATCCTGCGGATTGCACCCGATCAGAAGGCAAACGCCAACTCGCTGATCGACTCTCGCACGTTCATGGCGAAGCTCGACGCCCTCGACCTCGATCCCGCGGCCCCGGACTTCACCGAGAAGCTGACCGCCGAGATCACCGACTTCGTGACCGCCAACCCCTCGCTCAAGGTCACCGCCCCGGTGCCTGTCGGTGCATTCGTACCGCACGAGGGCAACCAGCCACCTCCCGCAGTCGCCATCGACGAGCAGATCGCCGCGGCGCAGAGCAAAGGCGACTTCACGACCGCGATGCAGCTCAAGGCGCAGAAGTTCGCGGCCGCGCAGACCAAGAAGTAATCACCGCCCGAGTTTCGGGCATCACCCGAAAGGACATTTGTCATGCCCGGAATTACCGGAATGGTAACTAGCTACGACTGCCCGAACTTCGTCGGCGAACTGTTCGGCATCTCGCGAGAAGACACACCGTTTCTCTCCGCGATCGGCGGACTGACCGGCGGCGAGAACACCGGCTCGACGATCTTCACCTGGCAGTCCTACGACCTGCGTGCAGGCCAGGACGACCGGCAGCGCGCCGAGGGCGATGACGCTCCTGCCGCCGAGGGTCGCAAGCGCGTGCCCGGATCGAACGTCCTCGAGATCCACCAGGAACAGGTCGCGGTCTCGTACACCAAGCAGGGCGCAACCCGTCAGATCTCTGGCAGTGACCCGATGCAGTCGGGCAACCAGCCCGTCACCGACGAACTGACGTGGCAGATCGCGCAGGAAATCAAGCAGATCGCCCGCGACGTCAACAAGTCGTTCCTGACCGGCACCTACAACCTGCCGACGGACATCGACGACGGCGTGCGGCGTACCCGCGGCATCCTGCAGGCGGTCACCACGAACGTGGTCACCAACGCGACGCCGGCCGACCTCACGTCGGAAATGGTCCTCGACGTCATGCAGCTCGCTTTCGAGAACGGCGGCCTACGCGAGACCGAGACCCGCACGATCATCACCGGGGCCAAGCAGAAGCGGAAGCTGACGAAGGCGTTCATCTCCGACAAGGGATACAAGGAAGAGACCCGCAACGTCGGCGGTGTGAATCTGCAGGTGATCGAGACCGACTTCGGGCGTTGCAACATCATGCTCGAACCGGACATGCCCGACGACCAGCTCGCGTTCGTCTCGCTCGAAGAGTGCGCGCCGCGGTTCCTCGAGATCCCCGGCAAGGGCCACTTCTTCCTCGAATCGCTCGCGAAGACGGGCGCGTCGGACAAGGCGCAGCTGTACGGCGAGATCGGACTCAAGTACGGCAACCAGCGCAAGCACGCCAAGCTGACAGGACTGAAGTAAATGGTGGCCGTGCGCTCGACGCGCTACCCGCAGCTCCTGGTCGCTGATCTCGGCGTCCGCTTCGTCGACGGCGTCGCCGAGGTGAAGGACAAGAAGGCACTCGACGCGCTCGCGGCGATCGAGGGAATCGAAGTTCCGGAACCTCCGCGGGCGCAGACCGCAGCCGAGAAGGCCAAGGCCAAGAAGGAAGCCGACGCGAAAGCGAAAGCGGACGCCGAAGCCGACGAGGCCGCGACCGCAGAATGGCTCGCCGCCGAAAAGCAGTGGACCGAAGAGCAGGCCGCACTCGCTGCCGACGAGAAGTGAGGTAATTCCATGGGGCCGGTAGTCATCGACATCGAGAAAGATCTCGCGCCGTTCGTGAGCAACATCGACACGAAGAAAGCCGAAGCGATGATCGAGTCGACAATCGCGATGGCATCGGCCCCGTGGATTGCCCCGTGCATCGTCGAGGACGACTTCAAATATCCAGCGCAAGCGAAAGTCATTCTCGTCGGCGCGATCCTGCGCTGGAACGATGCCGGGTCGGGCGCGATCACGCAGGTGTCGGCCGGGCCGTTTCAGCAGACGATCGACAACCGATCGGAACGCAAACGCATGTTCTGGCCGTCGGAGGTCACTGATCTTCAACGTCTCTGCGGAGTCGCTCGGACAGGCCGGGCGTTCAGCATCGACACCACGCCCTCGCGAGGTGACGACTAATGGCGAGCTTTCAATGCACGATGCCGATCAACTTCAAACGGAAGATTCCGTCGACGGCAGTGAGCCCGCGCGGCAACGAGATCGAAGCGTTCGGCACCGTCGAAGAGCAGCACGTTCACCTCTGGTACCTGGATGAGGGCGAACTGCCGGCGGAGGGTCATGCGGAACGCCGCGTATTCAATGCAACGTGTTACCCGCCTACCTCGCTCCGCACCAAGTCCGGTGACCGGATCGAACTGCCGGGCGAGGGTTGGTTCAAGGTCGTCAAAGTCGCTGACTACGACAACAATCCGTATTTCGTGCCCGGCATCGTCGACGTCAAACTTCGAAGGGTGGACGGATGAGCGACACCGTAGTACTCGTGCGCCACATTGCCGGCGAATCCGTGTACGACACGACCACATTCGTGACCGAAGACAAGACCGGAGTGTTGCTCGTGTTCGCAGATTCGTCGAAGAGCGAGTTGCTTGCGGTCTACAACGCAAGTGGTTGGTTCTCAGTCGATTTCATCGAGAAGGAGGTGGACGATGCCGCAAGCGCGGATGCAATGGAGGCCGAACGCGCTGTTTGAAGTTCGGACGTCACCGAATGCCTTCGCCTGGATCGATCGCACTGCGGCCGCAATGGCTGCCGCGGCCGGTGACGGTTTCGAATGGTCCTCGCGCGTAGGCCGGAAGAACCCGCAAGGGCGCGGCCGCGCGATCGTCTATCCGGCGACCCACGCTGCACGACGCCGCAACGCCAACGAGAACACGCTTGTGAGGGTGATGGGCAGTGTCCGATGACCTGACAGTGCCAGCGCCCGCGACAGCGGTTCTCGCAGTACTCATCCGAGAGCGACTGCCCGCTGAGTTCTCGACGGTTTGGGTCGGTACGCAAATTCCCAGCCCGCGACCCGATCGAATTGTTCGTGTCGCGCGGACACCTGGTGGCGGGATGGCCGCCCAAGGGCAAACCGATCAGATGCTCGCGCTCGTCGAGTGTTGGGCAGCAACGGAAGACGACGCCGAGGATCTCGCGAACCTGGTCCGCGCCATTCTCAAGTCTTCGCGCAGCAACACCGTACTGGGAACCTTCGTCCGGTCGTGGAAAGAGAACAGCGGGCCGTACCGCTGGCCCGACGAATCCGGGCAAGAACGTTTCCAATTCACCGGAGAACTTCTCCTCAAAATCGGCTGACCTCTCTCAGCTCTGAAATCTTCTCGGACCGACGCACTTCGATGCCTGAAAGGGGCAGAATCATGGTCGACACCAGCACCAAGACATACGTTGCGAACCCTCCGATGGAGGGCGGCGTACTTCACTCCGCACCATTGGGAACTACTCTCCCGAAGACCACCTACGAGACTCTCGCCGACGAGTTTCTCGCCAACGATTACGGCGAGATCGGTGACTCGGGGTTCGCGATCAACCGGACGCGGACCACCACGAAGACCCGAAAGTTCGGCGGCGGCGTCTCTCGCGTGATCACCACCGAGACCGACAGCACGGTCAAGATCACCCTCAACGACGTCAACGATCCGGTCGTACTGCGCGCGATCAACGGCGCGAAGAACGTCATCGTGCACGATCCCAACGAGCACGGTCAGCAAATCACCGTCTACCAGACCAGTGACGAGCTGCCGATCGAATCGTGGGTGGTCGACTCGATCGACGGCGAGCAGGAAAAGCGCCACGTCATCGAAAAGGGCCAGATCACGGAGATCGCGGAAGTCGTCAACGTGCACACCGCGCTCACGCAGTACCAGGTCACGATCCAGGTCTACGAATCCACGACAGGTAGCCGCAAGGGGATCAACGTGGTCGAGCTGATCAACGACACGTCCAAGAAGGCCGACGGGCCTGTCGCACTGGCGATCACGACCGCCTCGCTCCCCGCCGGCAAGGTCGGCGATCCGTACTCGGAGACACTGACATCCACAGGCGGAACCGGAACCAAGACCTGGACCAAGACGGGCACCCTGCCCGCCGGTCTCACCCTCACTGCCGCGGGCGTCCTCGCGGGCACTCCCACCGCGGCCGGATCGCCCGACATCACCTTCAAGGTGACCGACTCGGCGTCCCCGGCGGTCGAGGCGACGAAGGTTCTCAAGATCACCGTCGCTGCCTGATGAACCCACCCGGCAGGGGTTGATTCACACCCCAACTGCGTCGGGCCGCCCCTGCCGGGTGCCTCAAGGCCCGACGCGTTTCTCCCATTGGAACAACTGAAAGGCCCGACGCAATGGCTACTTTCCGTATTACCGCCGCGCACGAAGCTCCGACCGTCGACTTCGAGATCCCGGTCAAGGGTTCGCCGGACATTCTGATCAAGCTGCCCAAGCTCGGTTACATTCCGAAGGAAGTGGTCGAGGAAGTCGACCGCTGGACGACGGCGAAGTTCGCGGAGATCACCGAGAAGCGCGCGGAGCGCAACAAGCTGAGCACCCCGATACCTGACTCGGATGCCGAGTTGCGGTACCCCACGAACTACGACGTCATGGATCAGTTCCTACAGTGGCTCGAACCGGAGGCCGCAGAGGTGGTCGCGAAATTGACTTACGGCGAGCGGGAACAGATTTGGAAGATCTGGAACAAGCAGTCCGAGGCGTCCTCGGAAAAATCTTCCGCCTCCTCCGACTCCTCCGACGCGACGGAGTAGAGGGGGCAGTTCGCTCCGACCTACTGTCGATCGGTAGGTCACTCGACGAACTCGGTCGGACGTTGTCCTGGCAGGACTTCGATGCCTGGCTCTCGCACTTGCGAGGCCACAGCGCTTTCCGACGACTCGTCGATCCGATCGGAGTCTTCGCAGACACCGAGCCCGATCTGATGCTCAAACTCATCGACGAGATTCGCACTCTGCAGTGGCAGATCGCCGGGGCAAACCCGGACCATGCACCAGAGGCGATGATCGATCGTCTTCGCGCGAGATTCGCCCAACTCGAAGCAGTCAAGGCGCAAGCGGACACCGCCGACGTCGAAGACGGTCGCGCCCGTCGAGAACACCGCAAGGAACCCGCGGCCCCGCGGGAGAAATCCCAGCGGCCGAGCAACATCCGCGAACGAATTGCTCGCGCGCAAGCAGCACATCAGTAGTCACCACCGACGAAACGACCGCCCGAGGCAACTGTCACGGGCGGTCGTTTCGTGTATCTGCAGGAGGTATTCCGTTGACCGAATTGGGTGTTGGATACCTGTCGATTGTCGCGGACACCTCGCGCCTTCCCGGACAGATCAACTCGGCTCTCAATGGCGCACAGTCGTCCGCCAACAGCGCCGGCGAATCCATGGGATCGCGACTCGCTTCCGGTATCAGCAAGACGCTCAAGGTCGGCGTCGCCGCGGCCGGCGTCGCGGCCGGCGGTCTGCTCGCGTCCTCGATTCACAAGGGCCTCGGTCGTCTGTCGGCGATCGACGACGCTCAAGGCAAGCTCACCTCGCTCGGTAACTCGACGGCGGCGACCGCGAAGATCATGGACTCGGCGCTCGCGGCAGTCAAGGGCACCAGTTACGGGCTCGGCGACGCTGCAACCATCGCAGCGTCCGCAGTCGCGGCCGGTGTCAAACCCGGTCAGGATCTCACCCGCTACCTCGGACTCACCGCCGATGCTGCCTCGATCGCTGGCGTTTCGTTGTCCGAGATGGGCCAGATCATCAACAAGGTCCAAACCTCTGGCACCGCCTACACCATGGAGATCACGCAGCTCGCCGACCGCGGCCTGCCGATCTGGCAATGGCTCGCGACCGAGATGAAAAAGCCGCAAGCGGAGATGAAGAAACTCGTCGCCGAAGGCAAGGTCGACTCCGCGACCTACCTGCGCGCGATCGAGAACAACATCGGCGGCGCAGCAACAGCCGCGACAACCGTGTCGAGCGCCTGGGCGAACCTCGGTGCCGCGCAAGGCAGGTTCGGCGCGACCGTCGCAGGACCGATCTTCCGCCAGGCGATCCCGGCCTTCCTCGGACTGACGAAGGCCGTCGACGAACTGGACGCCAAGGCCAAGCCGGTCATGGCGACGTTCGAGAAGAACCTCACCGGCAAATACATCCCCGCCATGCTCGAGTTCGGCAACCAGGGCAAGGCGGCCTTCGAGAAGTTCCGCAACTCCGACCTCGCAGTGCAGTCGATGTCGCAGATCGGCAACGTCGTCGATCGGCTGGTCGAGACAGGCAAAGCCGTCGGTCCGTCCCTGGGAACGATCGGCACCTCACTGTCGAAGGCATCGGCGGCGCTCGGTGTCTCGACGTGGGGGATCTTCCTCAACACGCTCGACGCTTCGGCGCAGATCCTCAACTCGACATTGGTGCCGGTACTCAACGTCACCGCCGGGCTGATGGAAAACAACCAGGGTGCCGTCGTCGGACTCGCCGCGGCTTTCCTGGCCTTCAAGACCATCCCGGCTCTGCTCGGGCGGGTCTCCGCAGCGACCACACCGATCGGCACAGCCGCTACAAGTGCGGCCGGCGGACTGCGAGGCTTCACCACGGCGGCCCGCGGCGTCGTCACTGCGAGCGGAGGCATTGCGTCCGCAGGTTCGTTCGGCACCGTGCAGATGGGTCGGTTCGGATCGTCGATCTCAGCACTCGGGCAGCATGTTCCGGGCGTCTACCGCATGCAGGATGCATTCGTAAGCGCGGCCGTCGGAGCGAGTCGGTTCAGTCGAACCGCAGGCACCATCTCGGCCGTCACGACAGGTGTGAAGTCGGGCGTTTCGAACCTGGCAGGTGCACTCGGCGGTCCGCTCAACATCGCTCTCATGATGGCCGCGGCCGGATTCATGAGCTACCAGTCCAGCGTTTCCAAGGCGAACAATCAGCAGCGAATCCTCGCGGATTCGATCTCGACGACCAGCGAGCGCCAAGCGGACATGCTGAAACTCTTGGTCGAAGGCGATCAGACCGCCATCGGTGCCAAGGCCGTCGAGAACATGAAATCTCTTCGGCAGGAACAGCAGTCCCTCGCCGACACCGGCCCCGGTTGGATGCACAAGGCGATCGCTGCCTTCGACGACTGGGGCAGCGCGATAGGCGTCACCCGCGGCGAAACCATGAACGCCGTACTCTCGCAGCGAGATCTCGCCGACGAGTCCAAGGCCGTCACTGCAACGCTCGACAAACTCAAGATCACGAACGAAGATCTCGGGCGCGCGGTCAGCGGTTCCGAGGGCGCTTTCGGTTCCCTCCGGAACAAGCTGGTGAACAATGGCGGCGAAGAGGCGGTCGAGTGGCTCGACAAGCAACGCGCCGAGTACCGGTTGCTCAAGATGGCCATGGAAGATGTCGGCCCCGCCGGCATCCAGATCGCCGATGCGATCGGCGCGATCGCCGACTCGGCCGGTGATTCGAAGTCGAAGCTCGAAGGAATGCAGACCGTCCTGCGGGCGCTCGGCATTCTCGAGACCGACACGCAGGCAGCACTGTTCGAGACCGCTGAGGCTGTCAGAGAGCTTGCTGCCGCTGCTGAGAAGGGCGCAGATCCGGTTGGTGGCCTAGGCAAGGCACTCATCGGACTCGATGGGAATCTGAACCCGGATATGCCGAACGCCAAGGCACTTCGTGATTCTCTCGTCGATCTCGGCGGCGACTTCAAGAACCTCGTCGCCAGCGGCATGAGCAGCAAGGATGCTTACGCCGAGATCGAGGCAGGCTTGCTCGCGCTCTCCGATACCTACGATCTACCGATCGAGAAGGTCCGCAAATTCGCGGAAGCGCAGGGCATGGTCGTCGATCAGCGAATCGACTTCGCGATGTCGGTTCAAGGTCGAGACGAGGCAGCTGAAGCGATCGCCACCGTCGCGACTCGGGCGAAGGAACTCGAGGGCGGCAAGACGATCAGCATGATCGTCGAAGATCAGGCAGCCATCGACGCTCTCACAGGGCTTGGCTTGCAGGTCCTCAAGATCAACGAGACGACCGGCGAAATCGACGTCACTGCAAACTCGGACGCGGCACTCGCCGGAATCGGTGCTGTAACCCTCGCCCTCGGTCAGCTCGACGAGGGAGTGGCCACACCCGAGATCACAGCCGACACAACCCGGTTCGCGGTCGCCAACCAAGAGACACGCGACAAGCTCGGCGAAATCGATCGAACGACTGTCAGCCCGCAGATCGGTGCACTCCTCGACAAGTTCATGGAGGGGCGAAACGTCACCCTCGCCGAACTGCAAAAGATCGACCTCTCGACCGCGGAACCCGATGTGCAGCTGCTCATCAAAGACGCGATCGCGAATGCCGTCGTCGTCAACAAGGCGATCGACGAGGCAGCGAGGCCACGCACTGCCAACATTCAAGTCACATGGTCGGGAGACCTCGAAGCAGCTCGACGCGCATCGATGCCGCAGAACTGGCAAGGCCCCGTCTCCGGTCTGTCGGTCGGCGGCGCGTATGCCGGCATGCGAGTGCCGGGCTACGCGGGCGGCGGAAAGCTACCAACCACCGGACCGGGCACCGACACTGTCGACGGAATCCTCGGTGTCGACTCGAACGGGATTCCAACCGCCCGAGTCAACCGAGGCGAGTGGGTCATCAACGACCACTCATCGGAGAAGTACCACCGCGAACTCGCCGCGATCAACGCGGGCACGTTCCCGAAGCTGCCGGGCTACGTCGACGGCGGACGCGTCGGATCGGGCGATCTGCTCGACTTCGTCAACGGCCGAGCTGGCGGCGCGAAACCGCTGACAGGATCTCCGTACGACTTCGGCGGCGTGCACTGGGGTGACTGCTCCGGTGCGATGTCGGCGATCGCGCGGTTCGCTGTCGGTCTCGCTCCGTTTGCAGCTCGATTCGCGACCGGCAACATGGCGAGCGCACTGAGCGCCATGGGTTTCCTGATGGGTCGAGGCGGACCGGGTGACCTCCGCTTCGGTTGGTACAACGGCGGCCCGTACGGCGGTCACACGGCCGGAACCCTGCCCGACGGCACAAACGTCGAAATGGGCGGCGGCTACGGCGGTGGAATGGTCGGCGGAAACGTCGGCTCGGACGCATCGTCGTTCACCGATCACGCGTACCTGCCGATCGGCTCCGGATTCGACTGGAACCAGTCAGGCGTCTCGACGCAACGCGGCCGCGGTCGCGTCTCTCGCGGAGGCTCGCAGAAACAGCCCGAATGGACTGCGAAGCAGCAGCTCGACCTCGAGAACGCCGAGATCGCCGTACGACTGGCGGAAGAAGCGCGGACCGACGTCGAAGCTGCGATGGCCAAGGGAACCAAGTCGCAGAACGACCTCGACGCGGCGAACAAGAAGATCGAAATCGCGCAGCAGAAAGTCGTCGATCTTCAGAAGAAGAAAGACGACGTCGCGAGTTGGGTTGCGGACGGGCCGGCACCGCAGGCCCCGACGCTGTCGCGGATGTTCACCGACGCCGAGGTCGACCGGATCGACGCGCAGCTCGCGGTCGACGCTGCGAACGACCGCCGCAACGAGGTCTACGACGATCCGTATTCGACCGACACCGAACTCGACAAGGCCGATGCCGAACTGTTCAAAGCGCAGAAGGCGTTGCGCGAACTCGGTATGTCGAAGAGCGGCGACACTCCGACGTCGTGGTCGGGAATCGCTGGCGACTTCGCGAAGGCAGCGGCCTCCGGATTCGTCTCCGACACGCTCGGAGTGTTCGGAATCCCGGACGAGATTCCGCCGGCACTGCAGGCGTGGCAGATGTTCGAGAAGGCGCAGGCGGCACAAAACCCGTACCTGCTCGAACCATCCGCCGACGATCGGGCCAGGGGAGCGCAAGTCACGGCGATCGACCCACCGACCCCGCCGAGGTCGATGATCCTCGCCGACAGCCCGGTCATGTACGACGCGCAGGAAGGTGTTGCGCGCTGGGGCAACTCGGTCGTCGAGGGCTTGCGCGGCTCGCCTCACCTACCCGGTGCGGCCGAGGCGCTGCTCGCGGAACTCGACAAGTTCCGCGGTGCAGCACGGTACGAGTCGGGTGGGCCGGTATCCGGGCCGGGTGGCGTCGACAAGGTTCCTGCCTGGCTCACCGCACGCGAGTTCGTCGTCAACGAACTCGACGCCAATGCAGGCCAGCATCCCGCGATCCTGGCGGCAATGAACGCGGGAGCGAAATTCACTGTCGGGCAACCGAACCAGGGCGCTGTCGGCCGAGGAAACACTACGAACATCTTCAACGGAATCCAAGATTCCGAAGAGGTGATCAGAAGGCTGAGGGTCAAGGAAATGCAGGATGCGGCATCGCACGGATGGGGGCCCCGATAATGGACGACCTCTTCATGTTCGAGATCGAAGCACCCAACGGAGACCGGGCCACCATCCATGGCCCGGGCTCCGGCCGCGAAGGCATCGAACTCGACGAGAGCCCCGAAGGGTACTGGGAAACGCCGACAACGACCCTCTGGTCCGAAGGCGCGCACCAGGAGGGCGGAACATACGACGGCTACAAGCACAACATGCAGGACGTCATTCTGCCGGTGCACATCTCACCGACAGACGACATGTCTTGGCAGCAGGTGAAATCCCGTTGGTCGGCGATGTGGGAGTTCGATCGGATCACCTATCTCGTCGCCACATCGTCATCGGGCGTTCGGCGTCTCGGTCTGCAGAAGATCGAGACGCCGAAGTTCTCCCCGAAGAACGACCCAGGGCGCAATCGATACGGGCACATGGTGATGACGTTGCGGGCCGGGTGGCCGTTCTGGATCGAGAAGGACGAGGTCGATCTCTTCCAATCGAAGACGGGCGCGCTCAACGGGCATGTGACGCTCTCGAATCCGACCAACCGACCGATGCATCTGAAGTGGGTGATCGACGCTCCGCAGGGCGGCCAGGTGACCTTGCCCGACTTCTCGTGGATCACCGATCCCGAGCATGAAGACTACGAGTGGCGTGGGCGCGTGATCGACGTGCCCACCCTCTCGGTCGGCGAAGAACTCACCATCCGCACATACCCGGACGACCCGACGTACGACTCGAACATCAACCCGCTGTTCTGGGCACGCGCGAACTCGAAGGAATTCGAGTTCGCGGTCCCGCCGCACACGCTGCCGATCGATGTACCGATCAAATGCACAAAGGCGAATATGACTGTCGCGGTGTATCAACCACGACATTGGACGATGGTGTCAGGGGGTGAATAGTGACCGCACCAGTAGCCGACAACCCGCTACTGCATGACCAGGAACTCCTCGATCGCATGCAGGCGATCCTCGACGCATCCGAGCGCAAGAAGGCGCACCAGATTCGGCGACGTCGCAAGCCTGCCAAGGCGAGCCTGTACGACGGCGACATGGTCTATCGCGGCAGGATCGCGACCGAGTGGGAACTGTCCGTCAAGTGGATCAAGAACAACAGTGGACCCGGCCGAGTTGTACTGCCTGCCAACCACTATCTGACGAAGTGGGCAGTCGACCCGTACGGCCGCGCGAAACAGAACGTGCACATGATCGTCGAGAAGGACGGCGCACGATGGGGCGGCCGCATGCAGCGCGCTCGGCGTGCCGCAGACCGCGACGGCAAGCGGTACGTCACGCTCGAATTCCTCGACGACTACGAGGAACTCAAGCACCTGCTCGTCTGGTCGAACCCGTTCCTCATGGCGGCGGTGCAATTTCCGCGAGCATTCACCCTCGCGGGGCCGTCGATCTACATGCTGAAATTGGCCCTGTTTCTCAACATCATGAGGCTCGAGGGCAATTGGTGGGCACTGCCTGACGACCCGATGGACCCGTCCCAGTGGACGCAGCAGCTCGACATGCGGAACTGGAACATGGTCGTCAAACCTGGCTCCTTGCTGAATGATTCATCTCCGCACACCGTCCTGTCCTCTCGCTTCAAGTACTGGCACGACCTGGCCGCACCGACTCTCGGCGACGGTCAGCTCATGGTCACCACCCGCCGATACCTGAACGGCGACCCGCCGCCCTGGCCTGGTGCGAACCTGCGTCACGGCACGATCGTCTTCGACATCGTCGACAAGTCCGCCTACTGGGACGAGACCTCGACCGGCGGCACGATCTGGGATGGCCTCAAGCGCACGGTCGTGAATCTCGCGAGCAACCTCGTCGACGAGACACTCGCCGAGGTTATCGACCCTGTCGACCCGTACAAGAACGTCACGGGTAGCTCGATCTGGACCACCCCGCGCGCTCCGTACGTCGTCTACCGCGACGGCCAGATATCCGGGATGGAAGTCTCCGACTGGTGCCACACGCACGGCGGGGCCGTGCAGATGGTCACCGGAGGGCACTCGTTCCCCGGCATCAACGAGGGCATGAGCATGGCGATCCAGCTCGCCGGAAACAACCTCGGTCAGGTGATACTCCAGCCGACTCTCGGGACGATCGCCGACACATTCCTCAAACCGATCTACAGCGACACGATCGGTGCGTGGATATCAGTCAAAAGCCCTGTGCGAGCGCTGAAATACGGTTGGTCGCACTACCACGAAGATCTAGTGGCGGGCGGCGATCGGGCTTACACGCTGTCGTCGATCATGAAGATCCGCGACGGGTTCTGGAAGTCGCGCCCGCGCATCACGCACCGGATGGAACTCGGCGACGGCCGACCGTACTTCATCGGTGACAACGGCCAGGGTCACTTCTTCATCGGTGACCGCATCGGGTCGACCCTGCGCGGCGTCGGCAAGCGCGGGCAGATCTACGTCGAGCAGGTCGCCGAGGTCGAGTATTTCCACGACCGAGGCAAGGGCGGCTGGTCCGCGACCACAGGGGAGCCCGAAGACCTCGAATCGCCTACCGAACGCAGCTTGCGGCAGGCCGCGAGTGTTGCTGCCGCACTACATGACCTAGGAGTGATCTGACATGGCAATTCCTACCCAGGCGACCGCCAACATGGACGACCCAGAGGAACACGTGCTCTGGGCGCTCATGGGTGCAATCACCACCCCGGAAGGCGACGCCTTGATCACCACCGAGCAGTGTTTGCGGAGGGCCTCGAAGATCATCGTCGATGCAGGCTTTCGGCACGTTGCCGAGCTGCAGACCCGGAAGCAGATCATTCCCGGCGGTGCGGAGTCCGTGCACTGGCTCGGCGTCGGCGCAGTCGAGTGGGTCGACATGGACACACCTGACCCTGACGTTGCCGAGGTGCGGACCTCTGCGGCCGATGAACTCGACCTCGACGCCGAGTCCGGGGCAGCACTCATCCGATTGGTCGAACGGCTGCAAGAGCGCGGCGTCATCCGGCCGCCTGAGGATTCAGCGCCCACCGAAGATGTCGCGCAAGTCCGGACGATCGAGGTGGATTACTGATGGGCATTGCACCCGATAGGCCGTATCCCGAAGGCGCGTACGGCAGGCGTGGCACGATGCGCGGATTTCAGGACATCGACGAGGCCGAGGCCAAGCGCCGGATGCGCAAGCCGATCGACGACGCGAACAACACCGCACACGGGCGATTGTTCGGCGGGCTGTTCAACGGTTTCACTGGCATCGGTCAGTTGCTCGGCAGCATTGCAGATGCATTCCTTGGACGAGGCTCATTCGGTCTCGGGCCGTTGAAGGAGATCAACGACCGCGGTCAATTGATTACCGGCTACGGACAGAAGATCCAAGGTCTCGAGAACGTCACACGAACGGGCGTCACCACACCGACGTACGCGTCGGCCGGCGGCCGCGACATCGTCACGTTCCCGGACACGATGATGCAGCATCTCTACTACCGCGACGACAACCCGATCGGTTACAACACGTACAAGACGTACGTTCCCGCGTTCAACCAGGCGTCGACGATCTCGCATGCGACGGCTGACTTCGCTTTTCTGCGTGGAGGGTTGGACCGGCCGACACCGCTCGAAGCGATTCGAATCATTTCCGGTGACGACAACAGTCTGTTCGGAATCGACTCCTGGAATCTTGCGATCTACGGCTACGACAAGCCGGGCCAGAGAATGCTCAAGATCTGGGACTCTGGCGACATCAAAGCGGTGCTAACCGCGAAGCGCCGCAGGTATCACATCGCAACCGGACTGAATCTGCTGGCTGAACCAGATCAGTTGTTCGCCATCGCATCTCTGCAATTCGCGCCGGGGCTGCTGCAGCAGCCCCGCGGCATCGGCTGCATCTTCCTCACCGGAATTTCCGAAGAGGAAGGGACAGTCCCGCAGGCAAGGCACGCAACGCTCGCCGGATTGCGGTCACTACCTGACAGCGTCCCGCTCAGCTCCCTGAACTACGACCGAAACAAACTGATGTGGGCGGCGATGGGAGCGACTGCGACGTCATGAAAATCGACGACACCCTGGCCGTAAACGCCGACGAGCTAGCCGAATTCATCTCGCCTGCCGAAGCAGTGCGGCCCATCGCACCGCACCTATGGCTGATCAACCTCACGACCGGAAACACGCGCGTCGTCAGATCCGGCGACATCGAAGCAGTACCCGACGGTTGGGCGCTCCTGATGACCGGACCGGACCCCGACTGGGTCGCACAGTGGGGCGGCGATTGGCAACGCGCGTGCGACGAGCAGCTCAACCCGCTTCTGTCCGAACTCTACAAACCAACTCCCGAGGAGGGGTCATGACATTGTTCCGAACCGCTTACGGCAACACCCGATCCGAGAACGGTTGGCGAATGTGTACCCGCGCAGCGTGTGAGCGAATCTACGTTCCCGGCGCAGACAATCAGTACCTCGCCGCGATGATCGTCCGCTCCGGACCGTCTGAGATCGTTCTGCGAGCGTGGGCAATCTGGTACCACCGCAACGTCGAACGACTCGACCTCTACAAGGCCGGTGTCGGCGATGACTGGGGATGGTCCGAATACAACGACGTCGGCAACTCGAACCATCTCTCGGGTACCGGCCTCGACTTCAACGCCACGCAGTACCCGATGGGACAGCGACGCATGTCCGCAACAATGGTCGCCAAGATCAACGAGGGCCTGAGGTTGTTCGAGGACAACATCTTCCACGGGCGTAACTGGAACCGTCCGGACGAGATGCACTTTCAACTCAACCACGGCACCGCATCCGGCGACGGCGCTTCCGCAAAGCTCATCGCGTTCGCCAAGCGCCTCGAAGCTGGATACCTCGGACTCATTGCAGGCGCGACGACACCGACCCCTGTCCCGACGCCGACCCCCGTCGCTCGACCGACACTCCGACGCGGCTCGACCGGCGCAGACGTCACCTACCTGCAGGCTCTACTCAACCGGATGTTCGCGAGCTACTCCAAGCTCACAGTCGACGGCGACTTCGGCCCCGCAACCGAATCGGTTGTGCGACAAGTGCAGAGTCGTTCCGGACTCGCGGTCGACGGCATCGTCGGCCCTGACACCTGGCGAGCAGCAGGCGTCCGATGAAACTCGCTCTCTCGATCGCCGCACTCGTCGCCACATCCGCAGGGGCAACCCTCTGGGCGGCCTGGCGATGGGCGCGTGGCTACGACTCCATCACCCGATCTGACCGCTACGAACGAAGGAACTACTGACATGGCTGAATCGAACGGAACCCTCACCGTCGGCGTCGAACTCGTCGGCACACACTCGATCGATACGAAAGCCTTCTGGCTGGACTTGCTCGATCGCACCGGCAAGACATTCCTGCAAACAGTGCTCGTCTTCCTCGGGGCCGGCGCGACAATCGCCTCCGTCGCCTGGACCACGGCGCTGTCCTCGGCGGCGCTGGCGGCCCTCGTCTCGTTCTTGATCGCACTGTCGACATCGACGGCACTCACCTCGGGCAACTTCGCGATCGACCTCGCCGACCGAGTCGGCCGCACCTTCGTCAGTGCCCTCGTCGGCGCGATCCCGGCGACCGGAACGCTGTCGGACATCAATTGGCACGATGCCCTCACCCTGGCCACCACCGCGGCACTCGTATCAGTACTGACGTCGCTGGCCTCGAGCAACTTCGGATCGACCAAGGGACTGCCGTCGCTCGCCCCCGTGCAGCCCGCCCTCATCGCCATCGACGAGACCGACGGCGAAGTACTCCCGGCAATGCCCGCCAGTACCGGCCTCATTGCGTCGGCCTTCGCATTCGATCTCGCCGAGGCGGCCGACCGACCAGTCGTCGAGGTACAGAACCTACTCGATCAGATCTACGCACGCGGGCACGCAGTGACCGCGGATCTCGATCTGATCGCTTCGTGGGGACTGCCGGTCTGGGAATGGTACGCAGCGGAGAAGAAGTCCTCGCTCGGATACACGAAAACCCATCAGGCGGTCTTCCTGACCACTGATCTCGTCCGGGCGATCGAGCGAAACATCGGCTCGACGTCGAGCGCTGGCCGCCACCGCGCCCCCTCCGACACGGAGCAGTGATCGATGCTGCTGGAATTACTGAGCCCGGAACGGATTTCAGCATTCGGTATCGCAGCGACCAGCATCCTCGCGGCATGGGTGAGTCGGCAACAATCACAAGTTCGACAGTTGCAGGCCAAGGTCGCCGAACTCGAAGGCGGCCGCAAAGAGGATCGCAGGCTAATCCGGGTGTGCGTCCGGTTCGTCCGAGCACAAGGCAACTACATCGTGATCCTCGCCGCGCTACTGCGACAGCACGCTCCCCACGTCGAGATCCCACCCGAGCCGACGATGCCGGATGAAGTGAAGGAAGAGGTATGACCGATGGTCGCACTCAAGATCAATCTCGCTGATGTCGGCGGCCGGCCGGTCTCGGCGACGCGCGCAGTGTTCCTGTCTGCGCCAGCGCATCGTCCATCGGTTACCGTCGACGGCCGAGTCGTCACAACGACGCCATACCCCGTCGATGTTGTCGTGGGGCTCGCAACCGTCTCGGTTGAACCGGGGGAGCTGGTCGTCGAGATCCGCAGCGGCCTCGCCGATTCCACACCCAAGCGCGTGACTGTGCCGAGTGGCGTCGAGGCGGTCACCCTGCAGGAGTTGCTCGAATCGGCGTACGTGTACGAGCCGCCGGTCGTCTCGCTCGTCAAGCAGTACCTCGACGACACCAAGAAGGCGCGCGACATCGCAGTCGCGGCCGCGGACGGCGTCTCGGGTATCGCTGACGACGTCGCGCAGATCGCAGAAGATCGCGCGGCGGCAGAGCTGGCGCGCGAC